CCCTCATTCTCGACATTAAAAATATCATGAACCACACCTGTAGGAGGTCGTGGATCTAATGAAGAATCATCAGTCTCTCCATAAGTATAGTGTGCGTTATGCACATACTCACTAACCCAATCAGATATATCTTCTGGAAAGAAGTTATCAATGGCTTCAATTCTTGGTTTCTGCATATCCTAGGTACTCCAATACATGTTGTCTGATTTCCATCAATTCATTATAGCACTTCTGGTTATGAGCACACTGACGAAGTTGATGGTCTGGTTTCAATACTGATTCAATGAATAGATTTCTAGCACTATCCATCTTTTCTTGTTTACTAATCATAAAGTCCTCCCTGATGTTTTAGGGATCTTAAGATCCCAACTGAAATATTGACGACCTCTTCTTGGTACTTGAGTCTGCCATCCTTCTTTAGTTATAAAACCACTTTGGCTTGAAGTTAAATACTTATCAACATCATCTTCATCCCCATTCCAGTCCCAAAGAGAACATGAATCTACTGTGAGAATAGGTATCATAGTATTCCATGATGTCATACGAAAGAATGCATCATGCCATCTGTCATATACTTCCCAAGAATAATCACCTTCATCATAGTCAGCAAAACCGTTGGTTGAATGTAAAAATAACTGGAAGCATCCCATTTCACTCATGATTGTAGTGACAGGTTTCTGAACACCATGCTGATAACCCCACATATCATTACAAATCAAACCACCAGCAAGAGGTTCTATCAAAAATTCATTAGGATTTTGATCATCATCCAATAATCTAACTGTAGTAATAGCATCATCTTTATTTCTTCTAAGTGCAGATTCTAAAGGAGGCTCTGGTGCTGATGCTGCTTCATCAAGAACCATTGTTTTATATGTGCATCCTTCAATACAACCATTCTTCCTATAATGCCTAATCTCATTTCTAAAAACACTATCTCCAAAGTATTCCTTCTCAGAATAATTAGTTCCTAAATGAAGTGCTACCCCACACTTCTGTTGATGCTCCTCTACTTCCTTCAATGCCTCCCTAATATGATCTAAATTATCTTCCCAACCAGATTTGTATCCAGATAGAGAACCTTCTGGTGTAAGTATATGATCTACTTCATTCTCTTTAGCCCAATCAAGTGCCTTAAATATTTCTTTCTTATTACTATCAATATTAATACCACATGGTATCTGAGCACCAGCTACCTTAATCACTACAGAATCTTCACTACTTGTAGGAGTATATTCATACCCATACTTATTCAACCCTGCTTTAAATTCTTCTTCTGTAACATTACCAGACCAATAATCATTTTCATTAGGAACTTTCATAATTTTTCATGAATTAAAGAAACTTTTTCTTGTTCCATTATGACCCTAAAGACTGTAGTAAATCGATAGACATATGGAACTAAAGGTGCAAGACCTCTATGGCGTATCCAACCAGGAAAAACAACCACTCTTCCTGGTATATAGTCGTGCTCTTCTAGTATTGTACCATGCTCATCTAACATTTGAAACTGTCCACCCCATTCAGGTTTCCACTTTGTATTATTCATTACCATAACAGTATACTCATCATGATTTGCTCCATCAGTATGACTACTACCATTCTGTCCCTGATACTGAAGATTTACATCTATCCTTCTTAAGTAAATGGGAACTTTAAATAGTTCTTCTTCAAGAATTTCAAATGCATCAAAAAATTTTTCAGCATAGTCATGTAAAAGAGTAACTCTATTAAGACCTTCTCTATTAAATATATCTACCCCCATAAGTCTATGACTTCCTTCCCTACCATGAGGAAAAGAAGTCGGGTTTGCTACATTTGTAGTATATACTGGACAATCATCTAATAATATTTCTTCCCATTCTGCTAGGAAGGACATATCATATATGTCATCAATCACATGTGCGTTCACTATCTAATTTCTCAAAGAATGCATCAGCATGAATAAGTTCATCAATGAGATGAATCATCTCACTTAAATGTTTTGCTATAAATGGCTTCTCAGTTCTGGCTGCAAACGAGAGAGCATTCCGTAGGTTACTCTCTGCTTCACGCATTGAATCCTCTACCTGTTCTGATAAAGCCATAGAATTAATTTCTTTTTTGTATTTAGCTGAACATATTATAAGACCCCAGACTCAAAGAGTCAAGGGTCTATGTGTGTGAATTGAATTAATAAACTAAATTAACATGTCCCTACATATTCTCTTGCAGGAACTGTGATCGTCCTCGCACTCGATCAAGCAATCAAAGTAGTCGTTGACTAGATTTTCCTCATCTGAGGAATCGAATTCCGTCCATTCTGCTAGTTGATTGAATGAAATCGTATTGTGACCAGACATTAACTTAACCTCCTTAACCTTAACCTCATGATGTAGAGAATCAGGTCATCTTTTTGTCCTTAATTCTATCATTATTTATATGATTGTGGTAGTTCCAGGACAAGCCTACTTAACAAAAATAAATGCCTACGCACTTTTACCTACTGCCTCATAATCTGCTTGAAATAATTCCAATCCCTTATCAGTAAGGATATGATTGTACATCTTCTCAAAGACTGTTGGTGGCATAGTAACAATGTCTGCACCATATTCAAATGCTCTACCTACAGACCTAACATCTCTTACAGATGCTGCTAGAACTTCAGTCCTTACCATATGCTCTCTGAATACCTTAGCGATATCCTTAACTAAGCATAGACCACCGAATGAATTGTCATCCACTCTACCCACAAATGGTGAAACATATGCAGCACCTGCCTTAGCAGCAAGGATTGCTTGTGCTTGTGAGAAGATAAGAGTTACATTAACTCTGACACCATTATCAGATAGTTCTTTACAAGTTTTTAATCCTTCTGGTGTGCATGGAACCTTGACAGTGCATACATCCTTATACTCAGCAGCAAGTCTGTTACCTTCAAAGGTCATATCTTCAACAACTTCCATGCTGATATCTGGTATACCTGCTATTGATAACTCACGGTACACATCTTCTGGATCCTTTCCACCTTTCCTGATAAGAGTTGGGTTAGTAGTTACACCGTCAATCAATCCAGTCTCAAAATGCTTGAGGATGGTTGGGACATCTGCAGTGTCTAAAAAGATTTTCATTTTGAATTGAATAGTAAATTAAAAGCGACAGTTTTTCTGATGTTATCAGACTTATGAATAGATACCCCATGCATCATCCAAGATGGGAACAATAATACTTGACCTCTTTTACCTTCAACGAAATAATTATTTCTACCTAGACACAAATCTCTCCATTCTTTAGGAATTTCAGATTGATGTCTATGATGAAAGTAAAATTTAGCATCTCCTTCTTTCCAGTCCGTTAAGAAAACCACACCAGATAGATGCAGAGGAAGATGGTCATGAAGTTCTTGAAAGTATCCCTTTGAATAAGTATTCCTCCAAACTTCATGTAAACTAATATTTAAATTAGCATTTGATTCTAGATCTTTAAAGAATAAATCCAACGAAGGAAAAAATACATCAAGATCTAAATCCAATCTTTCCGTAGTGACTGAACAGTTAAGAGTCCATTCAAAATACTGGTCTTTAGTAAGTGGTGCATTCTCTAAAGCATATAATAACTCATCCTTATTAGGAGGATCTATTAATGAATGAAAAGAATGTGTGAAAGTATTATGTATCATAATAATCCTTACGGTAGTATCTACCTAGGATGTTACTATTATAATAGGCAGGTGTCCCATCAGTCAAGCTCTCTGTCAGGACATTGTTAAGAAACAACTGTCTAGTCTCTTCAAAGTTTACCTTGCCTCCTGTTGGATGTGTTGAAAGGATTTCTCTCTTGAAGATGGAGTTCCCAAGTAACTTTCGATCTGCTTTAAGTTCGTCAGAGCTTCCATAGTACTTTTTCCAGTCACTCTCAGTCGTAACCCTTCTCTTGCCACCTCTAGGCTTACGCTTTTGCCAAAAGTATTTGCGTCCAATGTATTGTTTGCCTGTCTGGAGATTAGTAATCCTGTAGACAAAACCGAACTGGTCGCCAATATCATCAGTAGTGAAAGGTTTACCCTCATATAACCAGGGGTTTTCATAAATTCTATCCTCAACCATTTCATAATTTTTATATTAATGCTGGATTATTTAGAGCACTTTGCTTTCTTCTTTCTTGATTTAACTATATCATGTAGCTCTGCAACAATAGGTTTCTCTGAATCTGCTTTAAACTTTTTGTCCTCACCTTCTTTCTTAACCTTCTTAGCAGCCTTCTCTGCTGTCATTATAGTAGTTGCTCTTTCTCTTCTATCATCTTTGATCTTCTTGATTGCTTTCTTCCTAGAATCCAACCTTGCCTTCTTTGCTTTCTCTGCTTGAGATTGAGCAGCACTTAATCCTGCTGATTTGTTAGCAGTACTACCACCTGCTTTAGGTTTTGGTTTATATCCTGGAGTATTTAATGCATTGATACCATGACCAACAACACCAGCAGCAGACTTAGCAGCAAATCCTACTGCTTTACCAGCAGCTTTACCAACTGCTTTGACTGCACTACCAACACCTTCTCTCATTTCATCAGGTACATTGTCCTCACTACCAGATACCTTAGCAGCATACTCTCTTCTCTGTAACTTTCTCTTTGCTCTAGCACCAGCATCCATTGCCTTCTGTGGTTTCTTCTCCTCCTTCTTCTTACCCAACCACCCTTCAGTCTTAAGTGCTTCCTTTTCTGATACCTTTCTTTCTTCTCTACGCTTTAGTATAGCATCCAACTTTGCCATCTTTGCTTTAGCAGATGGTTTACTTCTTCTAGAAAGTTCCTCTACCATCTCACCTTCTGGTTGATGCTCTGCTGCTAATGCTGCATAAGGCACTGCCTTTCTATTCTTAATCTTCTTCTTCTCTACAGCATCCTTATGACGCTTAAGACCTTTTCTTACCTGATCACCAACACCTTCAACCATCTCACCTTCAGGTTCATGAGACGCAACAATATCTTCACCAGCACCTTGCCTAACAGCTTGCACTTTCTTCTGCAAGACCTGCCTCTTGATCATCTTTAATCTTTTGGCTTTAGGATCTTCTTGATCCTTTTCCTGTTCAGCAGCTTGCTCTATAAAACTTCCAAATTGTCTAGACATGGTTATAGATTATACTATACCAGACTATTTATCCTGATACTTACTGTTAAATTCTTTGAATGAGGATTGGCAATCAGGTGGTTCAGGATCTTTATACCCTTTAATCTTTTTCCACTTGTTATGCATTGCACCCATCATCCATGACTGAGATAAACTCTTAGGTCCATTCTCAAGAAGATCTAACTCATATCTGGATGAAGTATAACCCTTGTACTCTTCTCTCCAGTTGGAGTCATCATAATCAATTGCCATAGTGCATGTTCCTATCTTTGTTGGATGATTTGGATAATTTAGAACCTCTAGTTCTCTTTTCTCCAGTTTGACCAGATCCTTGTGGATGTTTACCTGGTTTTGCTTTTCCTAAGTTGACAGACTTGCCTGGTTTCTTAGACTCAGTGTCATGTAACCTTGCTGGTTTGTTGGGTTTCTTT